ACGGATTCAAGAGACTTTGTGATTGCATCAACATTGGCTTGCATAGCCTTTACTGTTGCTGCTAGATCGCTCAAGGCATTAGTTACAGAGTTTTGAATTTCAGAAACTGCCTTAGCAACTTCTGCTGTTGCTGATGCAACCTCAACAATTGCTTCGTCATTCTTCTCTGTTACTTCTTCAATAGAAGGAGCACTACCCTCTTCAACAACTGCATCTGACTTTTCGGCTACAGTATCTTCTGTAACCTCTAGTGACTTTGCAACTGCCTCAGCAGGAGCCTCTGGAGCAACCTCAACTTCATTAACTACTTCTGCTGTTGGTGCTTCTAGCACATCAACAGACGATGTTGTTTCTTCTGTCATAGGATTATCCTCCTTTGCTATCTTAATTGTTCTAATGCCTTTTGCACTATCAACTAAGAACTTTATCATTGTGGTTTTTTCTGAATCACTTTTTTCAACAAATCCTATATTTTTCATTTCTTCACCAGACACTGGGCTTAGCTCAGTTTCATTTTCAGATATTGTAACGATGCCAGACTCTGAGTCCCAGAATACATTTTCAACAATTAAATCTGCTGAAGATCCAGTAATTGTATTTACACCGTCAACTTTTTCAACTGACATAATGTTTGCGAATTGATTAGCAGGGGAATCAACAAGACTCAACTCTATTAAATCATATTCTTTAATAATTCTAATTGGCTTATCTGATTTTTCATCATAGCCATCATCCCACTTATTCATTCGTCCCCCAATAGAAAAACCAGTATAGGTTCCATCTAGAACTTTTTCCCAGGCATCTTGTGCGCCCTTTGAAATGTAAGCAGAAACAAATACGCCCTTATAAAACTTCTTTGTTTCTGGATCAAAGTATTTTTCTTCTTTAAATGAAATCATTTTACCAACAGCTGATGGTTGGTGCATTTCACGAATGTTTCCACGGAACTTAGCAAAAGCATCCATTGAGGCTTCAGTAGTTACAATGTCATCTTGCTTATCTAAGTTATCTAAAGATGCAAAACCAGAGACAATTCTACGGCCTTCATCAACTTTTGTGAGAGGCATAGATAGGCGAACGTTGTCGCCATTGGTCGTCCAATGTGCTTTATTTATATTCATGACGATTCTATTATACCAAACCTTTTAAAACATTTCTCAACTATTGAGACGCTCTACCCTCACCCTTTGGATTACGTCCAGTTGTAGTTGCTGGTCCATCAGATTGGCTATTTGTTCGTTCTGTATTTCTTTCTCTGTTACCTGCAAGGTTAGAGTTTGAATCTGCTGCTTGTCTTGGTGACATTACAAAAGGTGTATCTCCATCTGGATGTTGAGGCAAACCAATTGCTTCACGTGCCTCGTTAGGCATCATTACTTGAGTTTTAACATAACGCTCAAGAATTTGTGATTGAGTTATTTCGTCCGTAAGTGTAAGCTCATTAAACTTTAACTCCAGAATATCTGTCTTTTCCTTAATGATTTTGCTAATTACCTTGTTTAAATGGCCTTGGGCTGGGCGTGAAACCTGTTCCTTAAATGTACGATCTTGTGCTATTGATGCTGCAATGGCTGCTGAATCAGTACCGCCAAGCTTTGAAATTGGTACTTGATGGGCAACAAGAATATCATCACGGTTTTGCTTGCGATACTCTTTAAAGGAACCATCCTGTATACCGTTTTCAATTGGCTCCATCTTAAACTCAACCTTGTTTTGGTCTGTATCTCCAGGAAGTGGGATGTAAAGAGTTCTATGTGATTGTGCCTTTAATCCTGTTTGTAGGAATCGGAACATCTTGTCTTCTGCTTCGTTAGAAAGCTTTGCTCCTTTGAGAGTTACAACATAGCGTGGAACAGCCTTGTTCTCAAAATAATCAATGTTATATTGAGATGCAAGTTGATCTCCAAGCAATGATGGAATTGCTGCAACAATATCAGGGATACCATAATATGTATTTAAGGGTGAGTATTCCTTTATGTGAATAATTTCATTTGGTCGTGGATCTGATGTTACTGGGTTTGCATTAGTTGCACCAAAATTTCTAAAGTAAACAACTTTTTGACCAATGATCTGCATAAAGCCATCACGTAGGCGACGTATGCGAATTGTTGTTGATGGGATATGTCCTACGTAACCAATATCTCCGTTTACTGTACGACCAACCTCAATGAAACCATTTCCAGTTGATTCAAGGTCTGTGTATACCTTTTCCATTGTTTTTGTAAATGAATCATCATCATTAAGGCCTTCAAGCCAATCACGCATTTCAAACTTCATTCTTTCAATACGCTTGCGTGCTTTATCTATAGCACTTTGTTCTTTGCCTTCAAAGCTCAACATGGTGCGACCTGTTACTTCAAAAGAATATCCAAGTCCAACAATGTTAGCAACCTTGGCATCAATGGCAGCATGATTAGCAAAAGAAGTATCATAAAAATTTGCAAGTTCATATAGATTAAATGGAGGAGTAATTACATCAAATAGGCCATATCCATTTCGGTATACTGTTCCAGGATTAATTGCTTTTGATGCAGCATCAACACCCGTTGGAGTAGAATTAGCAGAATCTGCATAGGCTTCTGTATTTATATCTACGCCTGTTGATCCATATGCATACTCTGCTTTGCCAATACTTCTCGTTGTTCTACGACGAAAGTTTTGATCAAGTCCAGAAAATTCTTTTATTGTATCCCAAGACTTATTAAATGGATCTTGCTCTTTAAAAACATTTTCCCGTTCTTCTTGAGTATTTAAACTTGCAGAAATATATGTGTAATCAATATCCTCACTCATCAAAGGCCTCTCTTCCAGCAACGTTTAATGTATCCTGTGCTGCTTTCCATGCCCCAAGGTCATTCATTGAAGGAATCAACCCACTAGACATTCTGTCAAGCTGCTCTGAATGTTGTTCATCAGAAATACGTGTTAGTCCAGGAACAAAGATCGCTTCACCGTCTCCTGGATCACCATAATGTTTTGCTGCACTTTTAAGTTCCGCAATTTTAGTAAAGTCATTACGCATTGATTCAATGTTTAATACATTGCCACTACCGTCAGTAAACCACTTTCCAGTAGACTTTTTATATACATAAAGTCCCCAATCGTAATTCTTTTCAATGACCTTTTTACGGACATTTCCTACAATAGGCAAACCAGTCTTTTGATTAATTAGTGGATTATTTACATTACTCATAACCATAAGTATACCATAACACTGTTAAAGTGAACAGGCCCTTACCATTAATAGAGTTTAATCTCACAAGCATCTGTTGAGCAATACTGCTCTCCTTCAGCCTCAAGATTTTCTATTCCATCATAAATAGCAGACCAGTCAATCTTACCAATTGTGCCTACATATGCGTTGTATTCTTCTCTTGAGATTTCGCTATATGGTTGCTGTGGATAAACCTTATCTCCCATTGGCAAGAAGGATACAGCCTTTAACTGGCCTTCGTACATATTTAATGCTGGAGCAACAAACTTCTTTTCAGTCTCTTTGTTAAATGAAAGTGTTACAGAAACACCATTATCTGACCAATACTTCTGGGCTGTTGCTGCTAGACCAATCTTCTCAAATAGGCTAACATGTTTTTCAGAACGCTTGTGTCCTGAAGCAACTGGGAAATATACTACTGAGGTATTTGCTGATACTAAGTCTGGTTCAATCTTATACCCTGCAGCTTTAAAAAGATGAAGCATTGGATCAGTATTTCCAAAACGTATAGCACGAAGATAAAACTCTCCTCCAGGTCCCCAGTGAACTCCAGGAGTTGCACCAGAAAGTAGTGACACTGATCCTGATGGCTTGACCGTTGTTACACGAACTGATTCACGAACACATAGCCACTCTGAATATTGATGATCATAATGACGAATCTTTTTGTATCCTTCATCCATCCATTCACGAGTTGTTGGAAGTCCATATGTGTCTGCAAATGATGCAATACCTGTCAATGAGGTTCCAATGCGACGATTACGTTGCATAATACCGTTTGTTTGTGGCCAGTGTGTTGGAAGAAGCGTTACAGTCTTTCCATAAAGGTACGCAAATTTCAACGTCTTGAGGAAGTCCTCCTTGGATTCATGACGATTTAAGTGCACTTCTACAAGTGTACAAAGTTCGTATGATTCCAATGGCTGCTCCGCACAAGGATTGAA